AGTAGATACCTACGTGAAAGCAAAGAACAAATAAAATCAAATATAATAATTAGAACAAATGAGTAGAGAGATTAAAGGTACAATCCACAACGAAGACCCTGTATACCATTGGGGTTTCTTACCTGTAGAAGGTGAGACCATCCTTGATTTGGGGTGCGGTATTAATAACACAGAATTTAATCCAACACCTGTACATTGGATACAGAAGAAAGCAAAGATGGTGTATGGTGTAGACCCTGGTCAACCATCATATGACTGGTTTAAACAGAACCTGAACCTAAAGAACTTTGTCAACATAATGGATTGGGTGGACAGAACAGAAAAGTTTGAACTGTATATGACTGCTACCAAACCAACCGTAATGAAGATTGATGTAGAGGGTAGTGAGATTTTTATGAACGCAATCAAACCTGAGTGTTTTGAGGGTATCAGACATATCGGTATTGAATACCATAACCTTGCGTGCTTATTATCCTGTGAACACATATTAACCTCATTAGGATACGAACTAACCTATTATAAGTTCAACCACTTAGATATTGACCATCAGGGTGTACTACACGCCCATAAACGTAATGTTATAACCAAAGTAAGAAATGTCACACAATAGAAGAACAAGAAGGTTAATGGATAGACAAACCAAGAAGACCTACGAAAAGATTAGATTGGAAACCCTAAAGAAGTTACAGTCATTATCACCTGAACAAAAAAAGGTATTAGAAGAAGAATATAAACAATTTTTAAAAGACAATCAAAATGGGATGCAATTGTAAAAAGAACGTAAGACAAGAACCACAAGTGATAACTTCAACACCAGCACCAATACAGGTACCACAAACACCTGAAGAACTGCACGCACAGGAAATGAACGCGTGGAACGGTGGTGAAACAATAATTGAAGAACCAAAACAAGAAAATTAATATTTAATAGTATGGGATGTACAACTTGTAAGAAAAAGAAACCAGTAACCAAATTGGACCCTGTAATTGAAGAGGTAATGACATTTGACCCACAACAGGTTAAACTAGCATACTCATTACTCGGTGGTATTAAATCAGAAGAAAGACCATTCGTTAATGATGTATATAAATCTATTTTCAATGAGGACTTTGATTGGAATTGTAAGATATGTGTAAACACTCAAGCAAGAAAACTCAAAGCATACATTGAGAACGAACTAAAACTAACAGTATAATGGAAAAAGAAAATAAGGGTGGTAGAAAATCTAACATTGCAACATATGAAGAACGTATACCCGAAGCAATGGAAATGATTTTATATGAAAAACTCTCGTACACAGAATTTAGACAACAAGGTGCCAAACGATGGGGTATTACAGAACGTGCTGCTGAAAGCATTTGGAAAGACGTTAAGGATAGAATTAAAGCAAGGTTTGAAGAGCAAGCGGAAGAGATTATCTCAGAGCAGTTATCAAGGTATTTTGACTTGTTACATAGGGCCAGGGCTGACAAAAATAAAAGGGTGGAACGTGAGACGTTAGCAGACATAAATAAACTTTATGGATTGGAACAAAGAAAGATAGACATAACCAGCAACGGTGAACCTATCTCTATTAACATCAATCTAACTGACTAAAAAAATTTAATCTGTCAACACGTAAAACTTCGTTTTTGACCCACCCATATATATGAATATAGATATAACACCCACAAAAAGACAATCACAAGCGTGGCGGTACCTCACCGACGAACAAACAAATATAGTTTTATTTGGAGGTTCTGCTGGTGGTGGAAAGTCGTGGCTAGGTTGTTTATGGATTACAACCCTGTGTTTAAAGTATACAGGTATCAGATGTTTAATAGGTCGTTCAGTATTAACGCAATTAAAATTAACCACATTAAATACGTTATTTGACCTGTTAAGTTCTATGGGTATGAAGAGTGGTGAACACTTTAGTTTTAACGGACAATCAAACGTACTGACCTTTTATAACGGTTCAGAGATTATATTCAAAGACCTTGCGTACAATCCATCAGACCCCAACTATGACAGTTTAGGTTCGTTAGAAATATCCGCAGCATTTATAGATGAAGCAGCGCAGATTACATCACTGGCATTCAGTATCGTTAAATCACGTATCAGATATAAATTAAACGAATACAACCTAATACCAAAGGTCTTAATGACTTGTAACCCATCAAACAATTGGATTAAAAAGGACTTTTACCTACCGTTTGTACAGGAAACACTACAACCAAACCAAGTATTCATACCATCATTACCAATGGATAATCCACACTTACCAGCGTCTTATATTGAGATGTTGAAAGAGTTACCACCACAACAGCGTAAGAGATTGTTAGAGGGTGATTGGGATTACTTAGAGGACAGTGATAGTCTGTTTAAGTTTGATGAGATAACCAGTTGTGTGTATAAAACTGAACCTAATCCTACCGATAAGAAATATATGACGGTTGACGTTGCACGATTTGGTGATGATAGGTCCGTAATCTTCATTTGGGTGGGTATGGTGGTCATATCTTGTCACGTATATAGGAAACTATCCACCACAGAATTATCGTCCGAAATTAAGGACTTAATGAAGTTTCACGGAATACACCCACAACAAGTAATTATAGATAGTGATGGTGTCGGAGGTGGTGTTGCGGACCAGATTAGAGGTACGAACTTTGTGAACAATGCAAGACCATTACACGAACAGAACTTCACAAACCTAAAATCACAGTGTTATATAAAACTATCTGAAATGTTCAGGGAACAGAAGATTAGTTTAAACATACTTGAACCAGCAGTGGTAGAAGATTTAACACAGGAATTATTAGCAATAAAACTAAAAGATATAGATAAAGACAACAAAGTAGGGGTGATGAGTAAAGATGAGATGAAACGCATTCTTGGTAAGTCACCCGATTTAAGTGATGCATTAATGATGCGTATGTACTTTGAAGTTAAAAATCATAAAACAACAGGAAAATACTCAATAGCATTCGTATGATAAAATTTAAAATAGAACAAACAGAATACCAATTACCTGAATTTATTTCAATTGAAAATTACGCAAAGATTTACAAGATAAAAGATTTATTCAGTGAGGATTACTTTGCAGCAAAACTAATTAACATAGTTTCTGACGCACCATTAAACGACTTATTACAATCAGATTACCAGCAGGTTAACTATATGGCTACCTATCTGATGAATTTATTTCCGTTAGATAAACCAAAATTCACAGACAGATTTGAGATTGACGGTGTGAAATACGGGTTCTTTCCTAATTGGAGGGACCTAACCTTCGCAGAATTTGTTGACCTTGATACCATCTCAACCAAGAAACCTGATGAAATTTTGGACCTACTACACATACTGGCGGCTATTATGTACAGACCTATCATATCAGAAAAATCAGAACACGATTATCAAATTGAAAAGTATGATATAGCCAAGATGAAAGAACGTGCAGAAGTGTTCAAAAAGAAGTTAGATGTAAAGTATGTACTCGGTGCGCAGTTTTTTTTTATCAAGTTCGCAAAGAGATATTCAAGTTATACCCAAATGTCTTTGATAACGAACTTGTCAATATGGACGAAGATAAAACTCGCGTGGAATATGAGGAAGATAATATGGAAAATGGCTTTCAAAAAACCTTCGGATGGTTCTTGGTCGTCAACAGAATTAGTGGAAACGATTTTACGAAGCACGAATACATCTATCAAAAAAACGTAGTAGAGATACTAAACCAGTTAACTTTTCTGATTATGTATGATTTAGAACAACAAAGACTACAGAAAAAAGCAATGGGTAAAGTTTCATAATACAATACAAATAAATTTATATTTCTTTATAGATGACAAATTATAAACAAATCATACAGGACTTATCGGGAATGGCTTACTACCATCCACAGATTAATAGTTTCGGTTGCGGTGACATTACACAGATTACAATGGACATTGAGACCAAACAGGAACCTGTGTATACCAAGATGTATGTGATACCTGGTAATGTGAGATTGGACGAAAACAGATTGTTATATGATTTTTCCATTATTATATTAGACCAAATTGATGATGACTACTCAAATCAAAGAGATGTTATGTCAGATACGTTGGAGATTGCAAAGGATATTTTTACAATTATATACCAATCATACACCGCTGAGTACGGAGATTTTAGTTTGTATTACACTCCTGAATGGGGTCCGAATGTTACACCGTTCCTTGAGAGATTTGAAACGATACTTGGTGGATGGACATTAAACATTACATTAGAACAACCATTTGACTATAACAATTGTATATTACCGATTACATCAGGTTTTACACTACCAGCATCAGTTAATTTGGTTAACTACAAACAGATTATAGAAGATTTAGAAGACTTTGCTAATAACCACGAACAAATTAACAGTTACGGTTATGGTGATATTACACAACTAACAATGGATATTGAAACGGAAAGGGAACCGAGGTACACAAGAATGTACGTTATTCCTGGTGACGTTGTGCTTGCACAGAACGAATTAATCACCAACTTTCAAATTATCGTTGTGGACCAACTTAATAACGATTATTCCAATCAGAGGGATGTACTGTCAGATACTTTAGAAATTACTAAAGATATTATGGCGACGTTCTATTTATCAGAATATGAAACTCTCTGGCCATCAAGTGTTGAACCCATATTAGAAGCATATGAGACGATACTATGTGGTTGGGTAATGAATATTCAATTAACACAACCTTTTGATTATAACAGATGTGTTCTACCTGAAAGACCATTCACACCAGGTAAAAAATGGTATGAGTTGGCTGAACTGTGGAACGAAATATCAAAAGATTGGAAAAATATATAAAACTATTTGAAAATTAAGATATGGGTCAATTAACTAACCAATTTGTATCACAATCGTACCAAGGTCTATTAAATCTTGAGAACGCTAATACGGGTGTAACAGCAACACTTCAATATGTAACTGATGGTGTCGGTAACCGATTACCAATGCTTGCGTCAACCTCATCTATTGTTATTACGGGTTCATTCCGTGGTGATGGTAGTGGATTAACAGGTGTAACAACAACATTACCATCAGGTGTAGTATCGGGTTCTGCACAAATCGTAGAATTAGGATTTGCAACAACCTCATCAGTAAACACTCTATCAGGGTCTATTGCTGCAACTGATTTAGGTCAGAACAATAGACTAACCTCATTAGAAGGTATTACAGGGTCATTACAGAACCAAATCAATCAGAAATTAGACACTGGTTCATTCAATACATATACAAGTTCTGTTAATACAAAATTGGCAGGATTAGATATTGAAACAGGTAGTTTACAAAATCAGATAGATGCTCTTGCAACAACGGGGTCTTTATCAGGTTATACAACTATAACTGTATTTAATAATTATACATCAAGCAATGATAGCAAGGTTAACTCTCTTATCGCTGGCACTGGTTCTTATGCTACTACTTCATCGCTTACTGCGCTTTCGCAAAGTATAGCAACTACTGATTTAGGTCAAGACAATAGATTAGGTAGTATAGAACAAAAGACAGGTAGTTATGCAACTACAGGTAGCAATCAATTTAATGGTAATCAATCTATAACTGGTTCAATAAGAGCATCAAGTACTGTTACAAGTTTAGATGGTTTTGTTGGTGGTTATTTACAATCTAGCACAAATTTAAGTTTATCTGGTAATCAATTAGTTGATATTAAAACTAATACAACAGGTACCAATGGTAAAGTTAGATTATATAGTAATGGTGGTCAGCCATTTAAAGTAGAAGTTACTGGTTCATTAGAAGTATCAAATGGTATAACAGGTAGTTTATTAGGTACCGCATCATATGCTACACAAGCATTATCAGCATCTTGGGCACCAGATAATAGTAATAGAAACGGTCTAATCACCACAGGTTCTATTGGTGGCACACAATCAATCACAGGAAGTTTAAATGTTGAGGGTACAATCAGTGCTACCTCAGCATCGTTCACATATGTAAACACAGTTTACGAAACTGCTTCAGTAATCTACTCAAGTGGGTCAAACCAATTAGGTGACGCAGAAGATGATACACAAACATTATGGGGTGCGGTTAAATTACCATCGGGTTCTTTATCTATAACAGGTTCTTTAAGAAGTACAGGTGAAATTAGAACTGATGGCGGTGTAGTTGTTGGTACAACATTATTAGTTAATAATATTGAAAATCCAGCAGGTTCTGGTGATATTACAATTAATACAAGTCCATTTTTTAAAGTAGCAATAGATGGTGATACAGAAGTTACAGGAACATTAAAAGTAACTAATGGTATTACAGGTTCTTTACAAGGTACAGCATCATACGCAACACAAGCGTTATCAGCATCTTATGCACCTGATACAACAAATACAGGAAGTTTAGTTTCAGATGTTACATTAGGAATAGTTAGTTCTTCTGTTTCTGTTACAAAAGGTGATGGAACAACTTCACAATTTACAATTAATGATGTAAACAACGCAACAAGTGCATCTTTTGCAACTAATGCAACAAGTTCATCATTCTCACAATATACAATAAGTGGGTCATTTAGTGATTTTGCTACAAGTGCATCTTTTGCAACAAATGCATTATCATCATCACACGCAATTAATGCGGACACAGCATCATTCTATGGTGGAACAGTTGTTTCAGCATCTTATGCAGTTAACGCAGCAACCGCATCAATAGCAAACGATTTAATTGTAGTTGCTAAGAATAATAACGCAAGTACATTAACAAGAGGTACAATTGTAAGAATTGTTGGTGCGAATGGTGACAATCCATTAATTGATAGTGCAAGTTGGACAGATGATTTTAACTCAGCAAATACATTAGGTATGTTGAGTGAGGATGTTGCATCAAATGATTTTGCAAACGTAGTTGTTCAAGGTAAAGTAATTGGTATCAATACCAACGGAATGCCAGCAGGTGCGTTGTTATTCTTATCATCATCAGGTCAATATACAACATCATCAGTACCAGCACCATATCACGAAGTTAGATTAGGTCAAGTATTAAGAGATAATGTTAATAATGGTTCCGCATATATCACCATAGATAACGGATACGAATTAACGGAACTTCACGATGTGGATATTACAAATCCTGTTGATGGTGATTTATTAGTTTACCGTTCAGGTTCTTATGGAATATGGCAGAATGAAACAGGTGGTGAAATAGGACTTGCAACAACTTCTTCTGTTAATCAGAAATTAGATACAGGTTCATTCAACACATATACAGCATCAATGGATGCAAGAACAGGTAGTTATATCACCACAGGTTCAGCAGCATCATCACAATCAATTACAGGTAGTTTAATCTTAAGCGGTTCAGCAGGTCCTGAATTAGATGTTAAGGGTGATGTGAATATCACTGGTTCCTTAAATAATAAAGGAAATATTATTGTTAGTAATACAAGTATGACAAACACATTTAATAATGTGTCATCATCTGTAGATGGTAATATTTTATTTGGTTGGGATGGTACAGTACCACAAAACGTGGCAACTATGTCACTTGTAATATCAGGTTCTAACAATATATTATCTGCTGCTAGACCACAAGGTACAAATGGATACTTTGGTTATGTAAGTGGTTCAAATAATTTAATGTTGGGTGCTACAACAACATTAATAACTGGTTCAATATTAAGACCACAAATACAAAATAATATAGTTAATAGTGGAAACGCATTATTAGGTTTTTCATCATCATCAGTTGCTGGTGGTCAACCATCAATTACGAGTAATATTTTAAACTCACAATTTAGTATTCAATTAGCGGCTGTAAGTGGTTCAATAACTGCTGGTAATAATATTATAAATGGTAACACAACAATATCTCACGCGCCAGGTCCGATTGCTAATTTTAGAAATACATTTAGTAGTAATAATATTAACTCAACATTTACTGTAAGTAATTTACAAAGTTCATCATTTACCGTTATTAACAATAACACAGTAGGTGCTGCACACAGTATTAATAACTATTTTAATAACCCATTTGGTACACAAGGTATCACAGTAAGTAGAAACTTCTTTAGTGGTCAATCAAATGGTATACATATTAGTGGGTCACCAGCAACTAACGCAACTAGAGCAATAGGTGATAGTTTTATAGGTGGTTTTTCAAGTGCAATATCAGGGTCAGTTTCTGGTTCAGATGTAAGTAATGGTTCTGCAATATTTATGTATGGTAGAAACTTAGTAGCAAATGCAACATCTGCAACAAATGCTGGTGGTAATGCATTCTTAGGTAGATTTAACGATACAGGTTCTTTAGCGAATACAAACGATATTGTTTTAGCAGTAGGTACAGGTACTGCGGTAGGAACAAGAAGAACTGGTTTATATGTAACAACTGGTTCATTAGTCGGTGTGAGTGGTTCTCTTGAAGTTATTGGTACTTCAAACTTTAGAGGTGGTACTATTAGAGTATCAGGTTCAGAGTTTAGAACAAATAACTATGTTATTTACGAAGGTTCACCAAATGACCCTGGTCCAATGAGTAACTTTGTTGGTACATTTATGACTGATAGAAATACATTTACATTCAATAATATTCTTCAATCACAATTAACAACTGGTTCAAACTTTAGTATTACCACTAACACAGGTTCAACATATACTAATATTACTTTTGACGCATCATATGCTGGAACAGACACCTTATTGAATATTGGTAACTATAATGGTAGTAGAAATGTGGATGTGATAACTGATACAATGACGATTACAGGTTCAGTAAACATAAGCAGTGTGATGAAACTTCAAGCATTAAATCCATTACCAGGTGGTACATTAGGAGAACTTGCAGTGTCATCTTCAAACGAATTATATTTTCATAATGGAACAAGTTGGAATTTAATATCATAATATGAACTTAGAAAAAATAACACCCATCATTGAGGACATTGTAAAACAGAGTTTATCTGAAAAGGTATATCTATATGGTCGTTTTCAAAAGAGTTTAACCAGTCGTGTTGCAAGTGGAAGATTAAAAAATTCTATCAAAGCGGTGGTTAAAACAGATAGAGAGGGTATACAAGTTATTCAAGTTCAAGCATTCGGTCAACCATTATCTAACACATATGCGTACTGGTTGGCTAATGATAGAAAACCTAATAGTAGTGGAAGTAAGTTCGCGAACATAGGTGCGATAGAACAATGGATTAGAGAAAAAAAGAGTTTTAGAATAAGAGATTTAAAAACAGGTAAGTTCTTACCTAAAAATGATAAAAATATAAAATCAACAGCATTCTTAGTTGCTCGTTCAATAGGAAGATTTGGTTACCAAAACAAACCAAAGAACTTCGTTGAAATATCTTATGATATGGTAATAAACAATAGAGAGATTGTTACATTATTAGAAGGGGCAGCATTTGATGATTTGTTAAACGCTTTAGAAGGATTATAATTATGAGTTTCGGATACCCTACACAATACGCAAATGGTCTAAACAGTAATTCACAATTACGTAGGTCCACAGATATGATTTACCAAAGAGGTGGTGAATACCAAGTTATTTTAACTGGCAGCACATACGTATCGTCTTTAGAATTACAAGTACAACTTTATTCTAATGACAGATTGGTTGGTAATATGGCTTTGGTACCATTTGATGTAAGTCAATCAGGTTCTACCTATACTTACAAATTTAATATAAGACCATATGATTATATGTCAAACTATATTAAATCAGAACACTATTTAAATTACTATGAGAACGATTGGTATTCAACAAATGAGTTGATTAACATTAATAACCCGTATCCTAATATTACAAAGGTTAATTTTAAATATCGTTATGGTTATTTAGCAAGTTCAGGGTACACCACACAATCAGGTTATACCGATTATAATCATTATACAGACATACCATACTGCGCTACCAGCA